ACCTGAACCAACGATTCTACACCTCGACGGAGTGGAAGAAGGTCAGGAACTTTGTCCTGGCTCGAGATGAGGCCTGTGACCTCGGGATCGAGGGACTCGACATCAGATACATGCCGCTAATCCACCACATGAATCCGATTCAGCCCAAAGATCTCGAGGAATTCAATCCAGACATCCTCGAGCCAGAGTTTCTCATTACCACAACCAAGAATACCCACAACGCGATACACTTCGGAGACCGATCGAGGTTGACACCACGAGTTGTTGAGCGTCGACCGAATGATCAAGCTCCCTGGAGGATCTAATGGGAACCATTCTTGAAGATACTAAGAAGGCAATCGGCATCATGCCGGGATATGATGTCTTCGACGACCAGATCCTCATGCACATCAACACTGCACGGATGGATCTCGCACAATTGGGGCCAAAATGCGACACCCCGATTGAGAAAGATACCGCTTGGACAGTCTTTGATTCGATCGATGACGAAGCGGCAATCAAGTCTTACATCGCCATGAAGGTTAAGCTGTTCTTCGACCCGCCGGGGAACTCCTTCTTGGTATCGGCCTACCAGAAGCTGATTGAGGAGGCAGCATGGCGACTGATCTATCAGACCGAGGGGAAGCAGAGGTAGAAGACCTCGTCCACCACGGAGTAAAGGGCCAGAAATGGGGCGTCATCCGCAAGAAGGCTAGCGCTGGTCGGAAGGCCACCATCAAGGCTATCCAGAAGAGCGGGCGATTCACCGCCAATGCCACAAAGACGACTATCAAGACCGCCCGAACTGGAGCGGCCAAGGTACAGAAGGCTAAGCAGGCTCATGATGCCCGAGTCGCCGGAAAGAAGCAGACAAAGGCCGACGCCAAGGCTCGAAAGAAGTTCGCAAACCGAGGATACAAGAAGATCAGCGACTCCGAGCTTCAGTCCAGAATTAAGCGGCTGGAGCAAGAGAAACGCTATCGGGAGCTCAAGGCCGATCGCCACCTGGTTCGAGGTCGTGAGGTCACTCGGTCGATCCTCGAGAACTCTCTGACTAAGGCTGGTACCTACGCAGCGACCAAGGCTATGAAGACCGCCTTTGATAAGTCGTTTGATCCTGGTAAGACCGGCAAGTCTACCGCGGAGACGCTTAAGAAGGCGGCTGAGAAGGCGAAGGAAGCTGCCGAGGCGGCCTCAGTTGTCGCCGAAGAGGCCAAGGTGGAGTATCGGTCGACTGGCGGACCTACTAGGGTAAAGGGTCCGTCGCTTCCAACGAGTAAGAATCCAAAGCAGATAGAGAAGCCGAAGTCTTACAAGCAGACTAAGCCCTCGCCTAAGAAGAAGCGGTACCCTCGTAACCCGGGGAGCACTGCTAAGTAATGCTCTCGAACACCGCAGTACCAAAATACTACGGGCAGTTTCGAGACGCAGTCGTTCGAGGAGAGATTCCAGTATGTGAAGAGATCTCATGCGAGATGAATCGCATCGATGCTCTGATCGCAAACCCGGAATACTACTACGACGACAAGGCTGTAGAGGGCTTCATCGCTTACTGCGAGAATGAGCTCACGCTGTCCGACGGAGCCGACCTCCATTTACTCGACAGCTTCAAGCTCTGGGCCGAACAGCTCCTTGGCTGGTACTACTTCGAGGATCGTCAGGTCTTCGTCCCATACGAGGACGGAGTCGGCGGTCGATACGAGACCAAAACAGTAAAGAAGCGCCTAACGATTAAGCAGTATCTGATCGTTGCTCGTGGAGCAGCGAAGTCGATGTATATGTCACTCGTCCAGAACTATTTCATGGTGATCGACACTACAACGACGCATCAGATCGCTACGGCTCCGACCATGAAGCAGGCCGAAGAGGTAATGGGTCCATTCCGGACTGCCATCACCCGTGCAAGAGGTCCGCTGTACAAGTTCCTGACTGAGGGATCCATTCAAAATACAACCGGTGCGAGGGCTAACCGCCAAAAGCTGGTTGCTACGAAGAAAGGTGTGGAGAACTTCCTGACCGGATCCCTTCTCGAGGTTCGACCTATGTCCATCGACAAGCTTCAGGGTCTTCGGCCCAAGGTTTGTACTGTGGATGAGTGGCTATCCGGAGACATTCGTGAGGACGTCGTCGGTGCGCTGGAACAGGGTGCCTCGAAGATCGATGACCCGGTCATTCTGGCCGTTTCATCGGAGGGAACCATCCGCAATGCGGTGGGCGACACCATGAAAATGGAGTTGCTCAAAATCCTGAAGGGCGAATACATCGCCCCTCACATCTCAATTTTCTACTACCGACTTGATGACATCAAGGAAGTAGCAGATCCTGCTATGTGGGTGAAAGCTCAGCCGAACATCGGCATCACTGTATCTTATGATCGGTACCAGCAGGACGTCGAGCGAATGGAACAAGCCCCGGCCGCTCGAAATGACATCCTCGCCAAGAGGTTCGGAATCCCCATGGAGGGATACACGTACTTCTTCACCTACGAGGAGACGATCCCGCACAGGAAGAACACCTTCTGGAACATGCAGTGCGCTATGGGCGCCGACTTGTCCCAGGGTGATGACTTCTGTGCGTTCACCTTCCTATTCCCACTGAGGAATCAGGCCTTCGGCGTAAAGACACTGGCATACATCTCTGAGCTGACGCTCATGAAGTTGCCTGGTGCTTTGCGTCAGAAGTATGACGAGTTCATCCAAGAAGGAAGCCTCCGAGTCATGGAGGGTACCGTTCTGGACATGATGGAGGTCTATGAAGATCTGGACCTATACATCGACGAACAGAAGTACGACGTCTCGGCGTTTGGGTTCGACCCGTACAACGCCAAGGAATTCGTAACCCGGTGGGAACAGGAGAACGGACCGTACGGTATCGAGAAGGTCATTCAGGGAGCTAGGACGGAATCAGTACCCCTCGGGGAACTGAAGAAGCTGGCCTCTGAGCGACTTCTCATCTTCGACCAGGAACTCATGTCTTTTACCATGGGTAACTGTGTCACACTTGAGGATACCAACGGAAACCGGAAGCTACTGAAGAAGCGCTCGGAAGAGAAGATCGACTCGGTAGCCGCTCTGATGGATGCCTTCGTGGCATACAAGATCAACAAGGAGGCATTCGAATGAGCAAGGAGGTGAAATGGGTCTTAGTGATCGATTGAGCCACGCCTGGAATGCGTTTACCCGATCGCCGGACAAGAAGAACTTCACTCCTGAATACGGAGCGTCATTCTTCGGAAATCCGAGTGTGAATTACCGCCCTGTCGTCGGGGATCAGACAATCGTTACCAGCATCTACAACCAGATTGCTATTGACGTTGCAAATGTTCCTATCCGACATGTTCGGACAGACGACAACGGTAATCTCAAGAGCTATATCAATAGCGATCTTGATGACTGCATGTCGCTCAGTGCTAACATTGACCAGACAGGACGAGGGTTCTTCCAGGATCTTGTCCTTACTCTGTTCGAGGAGGGCGCTGTGGCGATTGTTCCCGTGGATACGAACGTCAACCCAGACATGACTCAGGGATATGACGTCCGCTCCATGCGAGTCGGTAGTATCATTAACTGGTATCCTCGGCACGTTCGAGTCGAAGTCTACAACGACCGGACTGGACAGCGGGAACAGTTGACTCTTGAGAAAGAGTTCGTAGCAATTGTCAACAATCCGCTTTATAGCGTGATGAACGCTCCGAGCTCTACGCTGCAGCGACTCACACAGAAGTTGCATTTGCTCGATGCTATTGATCGACAGTCTGGATCCGGTAAGCTGGACATTATCATTCAGCTTCCATACGTGGTTAAGACTGAGCTCAAGAAGCAGCAGGCAGAAGCTAGGCGAAAGGCGATTGAGGAACAGCTCGCTGGTTCTCAGTATGGTATCGCTTACACCGATGGTGCGGAGCGAATCACCCAGCTGAACCGACCATCCGAGAACAACCTCATGAGCCAGATCCAGTGGCTCACTACGCAGCTGTACAACCAGCTCGGAATGACCGAGGATGTTTTCACCGGCAAGGCTGATGCTCGACAGATGCTGAACTACCAGAACCGAACGGTTCGTCCAGTTCTGAAGGCGATCACGGATGCCATCACCCGGACTTTCCTCACAAAGACTGCCCGAACGCAGAAGCAGCGGGTAATGGCGATCGAGGATCCGTTCCTCAACGTCCCGCTCGAGGAGATGTCCAAGCTGGTAGACTCCGTCAAGCGTAATGAGATCGGTACCGCCAATGAGCTTCGACCGAAGTTCGGCTGGGCCCAGTCTGATGACGAGACGGCAAACCAGTTGGTGAACTCCAACATCAATCCGATGGGTGAGGAGATGCCACCCGGCGAAGAGCCGGTTGACGAAACCCCAGCCGCGGATGTACCAATTTCCGAACTGATGGAGAGTAGTCAAAATGGCAGTTAAGTGCGATTTCTCTGGCTACGCTACGAAGAACGATGTTCGGTGCTCGGATAACAAGGTAATCCGGCACGGGGCTTTCGCGGCGTACGATGGGAAGACTGTTCCTCTCGTTTGGCAGCACAAGCACGGGGACGTCGAGAACGTCCTGGGGCATGCCGACCTTGAGGTTCGCGATGATGGGGTTTACGCCTACGCCCATCTGAATAACACTGATCGTGGCCGGACCGCCCGAGAGATGGTTAAGAACGGCGACATCAAGGCGATGAGTATCTACGCCACCCACGTCCGGGCTCGGGGCAATGATGTTGTCCACGGTGAGCTTGTTGAGGTGAGCCTGGTGCTCCGCGGCGCCAACCCTGGTGCTCTCATCGATCAGGTCTCCATCGAGCATGGCGACAGTGGCGATGAGATTGAGGCTGTGATCTACACTGATGCACAGCTGGACTTCGTTTCTCACGGTGATGAGGACGAGGATGAGGACTTCGAGGTGGAGGAGACGGATGACGTCGAGCACGCCGAGGAGGAGCCGGAGGCCGATGAGGCTGAGGGCAATGAGGATGACCCCACTCTAGGGGAGATCTTCGAAGGAATGACCGAGGAGCAGAAGACGGCGGTTTACGCCATCGTTGGACAGCTCGTCGATTCCGTAGATGAAGAGGCGGAGGAGTCGGAGACCGAAGAGGTTGAGGACACCGCCCATTCCGACACAACTGAGGATACTATGGCTCACAAGAACGTGTTTGAGGGCTCCGCTACCACCGAGGAGCTCCCCGTCCTGACCCACTCCCAGATCGAGACCATCTTCGAGGACGCCAAGGCTAATGGCTCCCTGAAGGAGGCTATTCTGGCTCACGCTGACGCTTACGGCATTAAGCAGATCGAGACCCTCTTCCCCGATGCGAAGGATCTGTGGAACCAGCCGGAGTTCATCAAGCGCAAGACTGACTGGGTCCAGTCTGTTGTTGGTGGCGCCAAGCACTCACCCTTCTCCCGCATCCGTACTCGCTTCGCCGACATCACTGCTGACGAGGCCCGTGCCCGCGGTTACATCAAGGGTAATAAGAAGGAAGACGAGGTCTTCACGCTTCTGCAGCGCACCACCTCGCCGACCACCATCTACAAGAAGCAGCGTCTGGACCGTGACGACATCCTGGACATCACTGACTTCGATGTCGTGTCCTGGATCCGTGGTGAGATGAAGATCATGCTTGAGGAGGAGCTCGGTCGAGCCGTCCTCATCGGCGATGGTCGCCCTGTTTCCTCCAAGGACAAGATCAAGGAGGACTGTATCCGCCCGATCTACAAGGAGGACAGCCTCTACGCTCCCCGTGTAGTCATGGCTAAGGAAACGTCGGTTGACGACATCCTGGACTCCATCGTCCGGGCTCTGGACGACTACGATGGTGCCGGTAACCCGACTTGGTTTGCTGACCCCCGTCTCGTTACCGAGATGCTCCTCCTGAAGGACAAGATGGGTCACCGTCAGTTCCGCACCCTTGCTGAGTTGGCTGACTACATCGGCGTCTCTAAGATCGTTAAGGTTCCGCTGATGAAGGGACTCAAGCGCACCTCCGCCAAGAATGGCGAGCTCGAGGCGCTGGGTATCATCGTCAACATGTCCGATTACACCATTGGTGCGGACAAGGGTGGCCAGCTCTTCGCTGCCGAGGACTTCGACCTGTCCTTCAACCAGTACCACTACCTGCTGGAGACTCGTCTCTCCGGTGCGCTGACCCAGCCTAAGTCCGCGGTCATCGTCGAGCGCAAGGTGGAGTCTGGGAACGTCGTTCCGGAGCCGTGATAGATGGCCAAATTCTTCGGTGAGATAGGATTTGCTACACAGGTCCAGACCGAGCCGGGAATTTGGGAAGACAAAATAGTCGAGAAGCAGTACTATGGCGACGTCTTCCGTGAAGCACGCCGCTTTGGTAGCAGCGATGAGATTCTGGGGAGTATCAACCTCAGTAACCAGATCAGCATTATCGCTGATGGGTATTTAACGGATAACATCCAGAATCTCAAGTACGTACGCTGGATGGGGGGACTTTGGAAGATCTCCTACGTGGAGCTGAAGTTCCCCCGTCTGGTTCTCGAGTTGACGGGGGTGTATAATGGACCGACGGCTAGCTCTCCATGAGAAGCTGGTAGAGATCCTCGGGTCAGACAAGGTCTATTACCAACCACTCCCGTCACTTAAGCTCTCGTATCCGTGCATCGTATACGAGCGGCATCCGGGTGATCCGATGTACGCGGACAACCTCAAATATATCAAAGCAAACCGGTTCCAGGTTACTCTGATTGCCCGGCATCCCGAGGACCCGACACGAACGGAGATCGAGGACCTTTTGTTCAGCCGCCATGAGTCTCGACTCGTAGCGGATAACCTCTATCACGACATCTTCGACGTCTACTATTAGGAGTTAACATGGCTGCACTTGTCTGGGACAAGACTGGTGAGCGCCGTATTGAGACTGGTGTCGACCACTGCGCGCTGTATGTGTACGACCCGTCCCAGAAGACCTACGGCAAGGGTGTCGCTTGGAATGGTATCACCGCCATCTCCGAGAAGCCCGAGGGCGCCGAGGCTACCGACCTCTACGCCGACAACATTCTGTACCTCTCGATGCTCTCGGCCGAGAAGCTGAAGGCCACCATCGAAGCTTACACCTATCCCGATGAGTTCGAGCAGTGTGACGGTTCCGCCACGCTGACGAAGGGGGTTAAGATCGGTCAGCAGGATCGACTGGCTTTCGGTCTCGTCTACCGCACCAAGATCGGTGACGACGTGGCTGGCCAGGACAAGGGCTACAAGCTCCACATCCTGTACGGCTGCAAGGCTTCTCCTTCCGAGAAGGGCTACAAGACCGTCAATGACTCTCCCGAGGCGATCTCCTTCTCTTGGGAGCTGTCTACCACCCCCGTCACGGTGACTGGCGCCAAGCCCACCTCGCTGCTGACCATCTCGTCTCTGGATGTTGACGCCGGTAAGCTGAAGACCCTCGAGGCCAAGCTGTTCGGTTCCGACGTTCAGGGTGGAGGCGGGGCTCTCGAGCCCAAGCTCCTCCTGCCGGACGAGATCAAGGCTCACTTCGCAGGCTGATATACCACACCGGGGGCTCAGAGACCTAGACTCCTGGGCCCTCGGTGCCTGCAATGCTTATAGTTTCTATCCCGGATCTCGACGGGTTCAACGAGGAGACGGGCACCTTTGTCTCCATGCCTGGCGGAATCCTGCACCTGGAGCACAACCTGGTCGCGCTGTCAAAATGGGAGTCAATCACCCATAAACACCTCATCGGGAATGACAAGATCACACCCGAGGAGATGGCCCTCTACATCAAGTGCATGATAACTGATGAAGAGTATGACCCGTCGCTCTTGGATAGGATCCCCCCATCCGAGGTCGATCGTATTAGCGCCTATATGGCTGACACGATGACCGCAACCACCATCCGCGAGACGGGTGGAGACTCTGGATCTGGCGAGTATACCTCATCCGAGCTCATCTACTACTGGATGATCGCTTGCCAGATCCCCTTCGAGTGTGAGACATGGCACATCAACCGACTACTCACACTCATTCGGGTTTGTAACCAAAAGAATCAGCCCGATAAGAAGATGTCCCAGTCCGAGATTATGGAACGGAACAGGGAACTCAACAGAGCCAGGCGAGCTAAGCTTGGTTCGAAGGGATAACAATGATCAGTCACGAAGACATTCCCGAGGAGGCGCTTGCTCCGCAGGCCCACATCGGCACTGATCCCATGGAAGACAAGGACATTCACGTGTCCCAGACTACTGAGGTGATGAAGTGAGCGTCGCAGATCAGGTACTCGCTCGCGCCGCAGCGAGGATTGGATACTATGCACCTGACGACCCGCAGCCCGGATCTGAGGCTGGACGATACTGGGCAGCTCGAACTGGTCAGCAGTGGCTTGCTGGACCGTCCGACTCTGTGTGGTGGTGCATGCTCTTCGTCAGCATGTGTCTGGACGAGTGCGGGCAGATTGATGCTATTGGAGGATTCTCCTTTAACACTGACTACACCGTCAACAAGGTCCGCCAGCACCCTGACGCTTACTTCGTATCGGTTTACGACGCCCTACCGGGCGATGTCGTCATCTACGACTGGGACGGAGGCGGCACGGACCATGTGGGCTTCGTCGAGAAGAACCTTGGCGGGGGCACGCTCCAGACGATCGAGGGCAACACCTCGTCTGGCAGCTACGGCTCTCAGTCTGCTGGGAACGGTGTTTGGCGGCGTGTCCGCAATCAGTCGATCGCTTATGTGATCCGGCCTGCGTATACTGACTCTCCGAGCAACACTGCTCCCGCTGGCCCTGCTGACATCCGTGCTCTGCAGCGTGCAGTCCGGGCGACCCCCGACAATGTTGCCGGGCCGAACACTCGGTCTCGCTGCTACGCTCTCGCCGCGGCCTCTGAGTGGGGTGGTAAGACCTTCCCCTTCGGCGTAGCCTTCACACAGTCCGTGGTCGGCACTGAGCAGGACGGTGTCTGGGGTGACGCCTCGGAGGAGGCACACGACGCGACTGTCGAGGCTGTTCAAGCCGCAATCGGTGCTGAGGTCGATGGTGTATACGGCGCCGAGACAAACACCAAGGTGAATGCCCTGCTCGACAGGGCCGAACAGCCGTAGGAGGCTCAAAATGGCAGCACCATACTGTACTATTACTGGCACCATCCCTGGTGGTCAGAACGGTAAGGCCACGGTTCGTATTACCCCGGACGTCGATGGCGCGACTGCGACCCTCAATGGCACCGAAGTTTCCATGCGTGAGTACCTTGTCACCTCGGACGCCGCTGGCGCTATCCGAGTCGAGATTCTCGCTCCGGGTTCCGGTGTCAATCCTGGAGGAAACTGGACCCACACCGTTGAGATCAAGACCCCCGATGGTGTGACTAAGAAGCACGTCTCTCTTGTCCAGGGTGAGACGATCGATATCGTTTCTGCTACCCCGGTTCGAAAGATTGCTCCGGATATCTTCTTCGGACCTGCTTCTCGTCCGCTTCCGCTTCTCTCGGGTGGATCTGGCGGTGGCGCTGGGGTCGCTACGGCTCTCGGATCGCTTCCCCTCCAGGCAGGGCGAGTCGTCCCCACGGTCGGTTTCTTCGGAGACTCCTGGTCCACCGAGGCCATGATGGGTCCTGGATTTAACCTCCCTGCCGCTGCGTCTCGACTGCTCGGGTGTGTACCGATGGTCAGCGCTGTTGATGGTAGTGGTTTCGCCCACTCGAAGGAAGGCAACCTCAGCTTTGAGGCCGACTCTCGAGTCAATGCTGTCTGCGCCGCTATTCCTAACCTGATTGTTACTGTTGGGTCCCTCAACAGTGACAAGGTCGTTGAGAATGGCGACACCAACGGCACCAAGATCACCGAGGCAGTCAAGCAGTTTGTGACTAAGGTTCGCGCTAAGCTACCGAACGTCCCAATCATCATGGTCGGCCCAGAGCCTTCCTCGGTCAGCCGACTCCAGTCTCGAGACGCCCACATCAACGTGAAGGCTCAGAAGGCTGGCGTGGAGGCCGCTGGGGGTCTGTCAAATGGCGTTGCCTTTGTCGACTGGCTCGGCATCGCTGACAAGCAGGCTGTTCCTTTCCGTGAGGATCGAGAGAATGCCGAGGGTGATGTCGTGGTCTATGGCGGTGTCGCTTATCGAGTGACTAAGGCTTGGACTGCTGGCTCCGGTGAGACCCCGCTCACTCCAGGGGCTCCGACGATTCAGGTTTCTGACGTTCTGTCTGGAACTGGTAACGAGGCTAACAAGCAGAATGACGGGACTCGTGACATTCTGCTGATGTCTGATGACACTCACCCCACTAAGGCTGGATCTACTGCGTTCGGTTCTGCGCTGGCTATCCGAATCTCGGAAGGGTACAAGGCAATCGAGGGCTGGGCCCAGTCTAAGGGACCGGTGCTTCCTGCCACTAAGGTAGTGACACCTACGCCTGGACCAGCTCAGCCTCCAGTACCTAATCCGGGTGGCACACCGGTTCCTCCCCTGCCTCAGCCTAAGCCAGCTGGTCTCCCGATCATGGCCTGGCTTCCTGGAGGATGGGGGACTGAGAACCGAATCGCGTACAGCCTCGACGACATCAAGGCTGTGGCTGCCCTCAAGCCGGATCAGGTTGCACTCCCGATTCAGTCCACAGCTGATGCGAATGACTCTGCGGTAGCCATCCCTCAGAACTATGAGCCAGGCAAGGAGTTCAGTCAGTACGGGCTCGATACAATTCGAAACGCGGGTGTGAATACCGCTGGTATGATCGAGGCACTGAATACTCTCGAAGCCCAGAACATCGCGGTACTCCCGAACGTTCGAACTGGAAAGGTGGATGCTGGAGCTCAGTGGTACCGTTCTTCCGACGGCAAGATCCTCCCGATCCTATTGAAGCGTACCGGTAAGCTATACTTCGCGATTCACTACCGTGGCCAGAATAAGCTCCGGGAGATCATGAAGACCGACTACGCCGGTCTGAAGCGAGTCTCGGATAATACTGATGGCGCGGCAGACTGGCAGATCTCGGCAGTTAAGGATGCTCAGCTTGGTGTCCTTCCGGCAAGCACTGGAGCAAACGCGTGGTCGGCTGCAAAGTCCACTTTCCCCGAGGGTGTCTGGGTTCTTGTCGCCAATAAGGACGAGCAAGCCTCGGCGACCGCTGCAGCGAAGGCCGCTGGTGTCACCATTGTCGGCTGGGCCGTTCCCAATGCTGAGGCATTCGCTAAGTTGAAGGCCTGACCTAGGAGAATCATGATTACGATCGAGAGTCAGGGAGACTGGAAACTCACCAGGAATTGGTTTGACAGAATGACGAAGTTAGACCTGGCTCTGATCATGAATCAGTTCGGCAAGGAGGGGGTTTCTGCTCTAAAGGCGGCGACCCCCTCCAGGTCGGGCGAGACGGCAGCTAGTTGGAACTACGAAGTCACGAGAACCGGCAACAACTGGCAGATCACCTGGACAAACTCACATGTTAACAACGGCGTAAACATCGCCGTCATCTTGCAATATGGTCACGGTACTCGCAATGGCGGGTATGTCGTTGGCCGAGACTACATCAACCCCGCTATCAGGCCTGTATTCGACAAGATAGCGAAGAAGGCCTGGAAGGAGGTCACTAAGTAGTGGCAACTATTGATGAGCGGGTAGTCTCGCTCAAGATGAATAACAAGCAGTTCCTATCTGCCATCAAGGAATCCGCGTCCAGCATGGACCGACTTAAGGAATCCTTGAAGATGCAGGGGGCTGCAGATGGTCTCTCTCGTATTGGAGAAATCGCTAAGAACACCACTCTTGGTGATCTGGCTCGATCCGCAGTAGATGCCGCCTCAAACATGTCCGTCATGCAGGGAATCGGTATCACAGCTCTTGGAGGAATTGGTGCAGCTGCTATTTCTGCCGGCAAGTCGATGCTTCAGAGCTTCATCCAGCCTGCAATCGACGGCTTCAAGGAGTATGAGACCCAGATCAACGCGGTCCAGACCATTCTGGCCAACACCAGTCAAAATGGTACCACTCTGGACCAGGTTAATGCTGCACTTGACGAGCTGAATAGCTACGCAGACAAGACCATCTACAACTTCACCGAGATGACCTCCGCCATCGGTACCTTCACGGTTGCTGGTGTCGGACTTGAGGACGCAACTGCCTCAGTTAAGGGCTTCTCGAACATGGCGGCTCTGTCTGGAGCTAACGCTACCCAGGCAGCTCAAGCTACTTACCAGCTTGCCCAGGCTATGAGCTCCGGTGTCGTGAAGCTCCAGGACTGGATGTCTCTGGAGCACGCTGGTATCGCTGGTAAGCAGTTCCAGGACGCCCTGATCGAGACTTCTCGAATCATGAACACTGGTGTTGACGCAGCCATCGAGAAGCAGGGAAACTTCCGACTCTCCCTGCAGGAGGGCTGGCTCACCTCTGAGGTCATGATGCAGACCCTGAAGGTCATGACCAACGACCTCTCCGAGGCTCAGATCATGGAAATGGGCTACTCTGAGGAGCAGGCTCACAAGATGAAGCAGCTGGCTCAGGCGGCTGGCGACTCCGCTACACAGATTCGAACGTTCTCTCAGATGATTGGCACCTGGGGGGAAGCTCTCGGATCGGGATGGGCTGAGACTTGGAGAATCCTTATCGGCGACTTCAACCAGGCTCAAACTCTGTTCACTTCAGTTGGAAACTGGGTCAGTAGCGCGATCGATGACATGTCCCGAGCCAGGAATAAATTCCTTAAGGGCTTCGTTGACCTTGGCGGCCGAGACGAGATACTTCGAGCCATGCTTAACATCTTTACCGCACTAGTGAAGGTAGCTGGGCAGTTAGGTACGGCATTTAGCCGAGTATTCTTGAATGCTTCTCCAGAAGGCCTATACATGATTGTTAAGGCATTCGCAGACTTCACTGAGAAGTTAATTATCACCAATAACTTTGCTGAGAAACTTGAGTGGACCTTTACCGGTGTCTTCTCTATCTTCCACATCTTTGCTACAATCCTCGGCGAGGTAGCACAAGTCATCTTTACCGTTGCCTCGCATATCGTCAGTGCACTATTCCCCGCCTTCACAGGTATTAACTCCGGAGTATTCCAGATCACCAAGGTACTAGGTAAGGCAATCTATTACTTTGACCAGTGGTTCACTAAGCTGGATCTCGGTGGGAAGCTACTCAAGCTTCTTCTACCACCAATCGACCTCGTTGGTAAGGCCATCAAGTGGGTCGTAGACAAGATCCACGACTTCATCATGTGGATCGACTTCACCGGAAAGGTTCAGAGTGCCGGACAAGGACTCAAGAACCTCGCTTCGAAGTTTGGTCTAGTTAAGGACGCACTTAAGGATTCTGTCGTTGGCCGAGAATTTACTTCGGCCATGGATTCCATCAAGAGCGGCATTGATAAGGCCAAGACCAAGGTAAATGAGTTCGCTCAGAGTGTCGGAGACAAGCTTAAGACCAAGCTTACATCTGGTAAGTCAGCTCTATCCGACTACTTCAAGGGCTTTAACTTCGGAGACCTGTCTTCCAGCGAGGCAATCGTAGCTTCCCTCGGGACCAAGTTCGACGAACTCGGTCAGAAGCTGAAGATTTCCGAGAAGGTCCAGTGGCTCAAAGAGAAACTCATTGAGCTGCGAGATGCTCTTGTCGATACGTGGAACACGGTTCAAAATAGTGCCGTTTGGGATAAGCTGGGTAAGGCGTTCTCTGACGTCGGTGGTAAGGTCAAGGAAGTAGCGGTCTCATTCCGCGACTGGGTTAACGGTCATGGCGAGGTGCAAGCTAAGGCTAAAGAGGCTGCGGGAGCCGTTTCAGAGGTTGGGTCTGCTGCCGCCCAGGCCGCCAAGGAAACCGGCCAAGCGGCTAAGGAGAACTTCCTTAAGAAATGGTTCGAGGACATCAAACAGGTCGCTCGAGCAGTTCACCTCCCGGAACTATTCGATACCATTAAGCAGAAGTTCGTCGAGTTTAAGGACTTCGTGGTAAACACCTTTGCCCCCAAGGTCAAGGAAGGGGTTAAGAACGCCTTCGGATCCATTGGCAATGCTCTCAGTGATGCGAATTCAAACCTCAAGTCCTATGACATGGGTAAGATCCTTGTCGGGGCTATTGGCGGGGGAGTTCTCATCGCCTTCACTCGATGGATCAACTCCTTCAAGGAGAACTTCGACAAGATCGGAAACGTCGCTGACAAACTCGGCAATGTATTTGATAAGCTCGGCGGAGTCCTCGAGGCATTCGAGCAGAAGGTTAAAGCCAAGGCTCTTCTGACAATCGCAATTGCTCTCGGTGTTCTTGCCGGGGCGCTGATCCTGATGTCTCTTGTTCCGGCTCCGAAGCTCCTCGTCACACTGGCTGTCCTGAAGTATCTCTTCAAGATGATGGATGACATGCTTGAGTCCATGACCAAGATGGTAGCCTTCAAGAACGACAGCGTTCGTATTGTGGCTATGCTCATCGCTATGGGTGCAGCTATGATCTTGATGGCAACTGCTGTCCGGATTCTTGCCGGGATGGATCTTAAGGGTGCTGTAGTCGGTCTTGCTGCCATGAAGATCCTGATGATGACCATGCAGGAGTTCATGACCAAAATGGCTGCTACCAAGGGTGTTGAGAAGGGCGCTGGAATCCTTCTTGCTCTTGCTGCATCCTGTGTCATTCTGTCTCTAGCAGTATATACTCTTGGGTCCATGGATACCGGTAAGGCTATCCAGGGGGTCGTAACCCTCGCCGCGGTTGTGGCGATCCTGTCTGGGTTCATGATGGTTGTAAGCAAGGACCCCTTCATGGGTAAGGGCGCTGCAATTCTTCTATCGCTGGCTGTCTCTTGCAACATCCTTGTGGCGGCTATCTGGATGCTGGGTACGATGGACACTGGCAAGCTTCTCCAGGGCGTCATTGCTTTGGGTGTCATTATTGCGGAGCTATCCGTAGCAATGGCAATTGCAGGCAGGGCCAATGCTCGTGGAGCAGCAGCTATCATTGCTATGTCAGCGGCAGTTATTGTCTTGACTGGTGCGGTGGCTATCCTTGGTAACATGGACATCGAGACCCTTGCTAAGGGACTCATTGCTCTGGCAGCAGGTCTGGCGATTCTGGCAATCTCGATGGCGGCAGCAGACGCCTTCAAGGAAGGTGGAATTGCTCTAGGGATTGCCTCTATCGCATTCCTAGCCCTGGCCTCAGCAATGAAGACCCTATCGGGAATTACCTGGACCCAGCTCGCGA